TATTATCTGCTAACAATAGAGATAGCTTAATTGGGCGTCAAGCCCATCTATTAATTATTGACGAAGCAGCTATTATCAATGATGATGAATATTTTACTAGAGATTTAAGACCTGCTCTATCCACCTTCGATAACAGTAGAGCGTTATTTATTAGCACTCCTAGAGGTAAATTAAATTATCTATATACTTATTATAATCGTGGAGAAGATCCTGAATATAGTGAGTGGGGTAGTGCTAGATTTCCTTGGTATACTAATAAAATGCTTAAGGAAAAAGATATTGAAGACGCTAAGAAAACCCTTCCTAAAAATATTTTTATGCAAGAATATTACTGTGACTGGGCCGTGTTCGAAGGGCAAATCTATGAAGTGGATGAAGAAAGACATCAGTTTGATAGAGTAATAAATACTGATGACTATAGAATAGATGTTATTGCTGGACTTGATATGGGGTTCAGAGATGATACTGCTATGTGTGTAATAGCTATAATAGAAGATAAGTACTACGTGTTAGCTAGTTATAAGGCTAATAACGTTAGTACTAGTCAACACGCAGAAGCTATTCAAGAATTAATAGATGAATATAATATAGATATGATTTATATTGATAGTGCTAGTGCTCAAACTAAACAAGATTTAGCATATGATTATGATATTTATTGTGAATTAGCTATGAAAAATGTTAATGATGGAATAGCTTTTATACAAACCTTATTACAAAATGATAAATTAACTATACATGCTGATGCTTTAGATGTTTACAATGACATGGCAGGGTATAAATGGAATCTAAAAACTGAAACTCAAAAACCAGAACACGATGATCACTCTCATATGTGTGATGCTATTAGATATGCTATATATACTTATGCTAAAAATAATGGACAAATATTTAGCTTAGCTGATAGTATGTTGAGTAAGTCTCAACAGGAGGAAGACGATGCCTAAAATTTTAGAAAGATTAACTAGACAATTAAGATCTAAAGGTGTTAAAAACAGTAGAGCCGTAGCAGTAAGTCAGCTACAAAAGTCTGGTATATTAAAAAAAGGGAGTTTAGATTTGACAAAAAAAGGCGAAAAAAGAAATAGTATGACACCTGCACAGCGTGCAAAAGACAGAGCTGCTAAAGCTTCTAATAATCCTGCAAGTAGCTATAAATACAACAAAAAGACTAATAAAGCTACTTTAAAAAAGAAAAAGAGTTCTTAAAAAATAAAAAATAGTCTCTTTGTAAAGAGTGTGTTATTATAAAAACATAATTAAAAAGGTAGAAAAATTGAAAAGAGTTCCCACCAAATACGTTCGTGACGTTATAAAGAAAAATTACAGAAAAAAAAGTAGCTGTTACATATGTAATAAGAAAAGTAATTTAGAATTACATCATATGTACAGTTTAAGTGAATTATTTCATACCTGGTTAGAGAAAAATAATTTAGATAAAGATGATGTAAACGTAATACGAACTAGTAGATATAATTTCATGGTAGATCATAAAGAAGAACTAGATGATAGAAATTGTTTAACTTTGTGTAAAGCTCATCATGAAAGATTACATAACATTTATGGACAAACATACTCTAATAGTATGGTCCCTAAAATAAAGAATTGGGTAAAAATTCAGAAGGAGAAATACTATGAGTCTGTGGCAAGACGCCAGACAATGGATAAGTGAAAAAGTTAGTCCTAATGCTCCTTCTATATTAGGATCTTTTTCAACTTCTGGACCTGCTAATATTGAAGATTATAAGCAGGCTTATAGAGAAGTAGAAATCATTAATAGATGTTGTACTTTAATAGTTAATGGTTGTGCTAGTGTTCCGTTTGTAGTAGAGGGCGGAGGTCCTACTAAAAAGATAAATAAGCTAATTAATATTTATCCTAATACTTTTGAAGATAGAACTAGATTCTTTAGAAGAGCTTTTCTAGATTTCATTTTAGACGGAAATGCTTTTTTCTATTATGATTCTTTAGCTGGTGCTATTTATTTACTACCTGCTAACAACGTATCCATAGTAGGAGATACGAAAGGCTTAGTATCTCATTTTGAATATACTCCAATGGATGATGAGTATTTCGGGTTTTTTAATCCAAGAAAAACTAATTCTAAAGGAACCATTTATTTTAATACTGATGAAATTATCCATGTGAAAGACGACGATGATGATGATATTCATAGAGGTACTAGTAGGTTAGCTAGTTTAGAAACATTATTTAATACTTATTATTCTGTATTAAATTTTCAACAACAATTCTTTAAGAACAATGCAGTACCTGGGTTAGTATTAACAACAGATAATATGTTAAGTGCTAAAATTAAAGAAAGAGTTCTTCAGCAGTGGAGACAAAATTATTCCAGTTTCTTTAACGGATCAAGAAGTCCTGCCATTTTAGATGGTGGTTTAAAAATTGATAAGTTTAGTGATATTAACTTCAAAGAATTAGATTTCGAAAACAGTGTAGATAGATTACAACAAGATATGAGTAAAGCTTTAGGTGTTCCTTATGTTCTATTAAGAAGTGGTAATAACGCTAACATTGGTGCTAATGAGAAATTATTTTTTGAATTTACAGTAATTCCTATATTAGATCAATTTGCTAGTGCTTTTGCTCATTTTTTTGGGCCAGATGTAAAAGTTAAACCTAATACACTGGAAGTAACGGCTTTAAGACCTGATGCTAAAAGTCAGGCACAATATTGGAGCATGTTAGTTAACGGCGGTATTGCTACTGTTAACGAGGCTAGAAAACAGCTAAGACTAGAGCCAATGGATGACGAACAATGTGATTGTATTAGAATTCCGCAGAACATAGCGGGAAGTAATGTTGATCCCAGCGTAGGAGGAAGACCGCCTCAAGAGTCTTCTGAATAGGAGAAAATTTATGAATAAGTCATTTAACTTAATCGGTGAAGAAATAAAATCACTGACAAAAGGTAAAAAGCTTAAGATTGCTGGTTATGCTAATACTACTTCTAAAGATCGTACTAAAGATATTATAGTACCTGAAGCTTGGGTACATGGTGTAAAAAACTTTAGAAAAAATCCAGTTTTATTATATCAACATAATAGAAGTGACGCGATTGGTAGAGTTAGTAAAGTAACTGTAGACAGAAATGGTCTATATATTGAGGCAGAAATTTCTAGTGCAAAACAAGAAATACAAACCTTAATCAAAGATGGTGCATTAAAAGCTTTTAGCGTAGGTTTCTTACCAAAAAAAGTTTCTTATGATAGAAAAACTGATACTAATTTTATTAAAAGTTTAGATTTATTTGAAATCAGTGTAGTAAGTGTTCCAGCTAATCAAGATAGTTTATTTAGTATTAGAAAATCTTTTGATACTGATGAAGAATACAAAGATTTCATTAAAGAAATCATTGATGAAGAAGAAAATTTTGAAACCTCTTTTAAAGCAGGAATAGGTAGCTCTGAAAATGACTCAAAAAACATTTTTCATTACCACAGTTTCGAAGTAGATGAAAATGGAGATGGAGTTTCTACTTATTCCAGCAACGGAGTGACGCATAAACATGCGGTGATCAATTTCGAGGTTCAAGAGGAAGAAGGTCATATACACTCAATAAAAGATTGGAAAGACTCTACAAGACCTTCAATGAAAGCTGCTAATAACGCAGAATCAAAGGAGATCGTTCTTATGGATGAAGACGAAATTGTTGACGAGGAAGTCAAAGAAGTCAAAGAAGTTAAAAAAGAAGAAGAAGTAACCAAAGAAGTAACAACAGAAGAAGTTAATAAAGTTGAAGCAGAAGAGGAAGAAGTAGAAGATTATTCTAAAGAAATTCCTTTTGTTAATTTATTAGATGCTGATACTTGTAAAATTAAACAAGGGGATAATTTAGTTATAAGTGGCAACAGATTTACTGTTAAAAAAATTGCCACTGTAGACGACCCTAACTTCAAGTTACAGGAAATTTCATTAGATAATGAAAACTTAGACAATGAAATTTCTATAAAAGGTAGTTCTTTAGGATTAGTTAATAGATGGGATTTAGAAACTGATTATGATATTTCCGTTATCGAACATAAAGAAATTAAAAACTTAAAAGATCAAGATAGAAAATCTATTAGAGATCGTTTCGATAATTTAATTAATATGTCTACTATAGATTTATATAGTGTAAAAGATCAGGGAGACACTAATCAGAAAATTTTAAATACTACTATTAATTTAGTATCTAGCAAAAATTGGTCAGATGCCGACTATAAGCTAGCTAACCGCTATTGCGACACAGTAGAAGCTCTATTAGAAATGAATGAGTCCGATAGCAGAAATAAAAACCTAATATCATACGGCCATAAAGTGGCTAACAAGGAGAAAAAAGAAATGGCAGAACAATTAATTGATGATGTAGAAGTAATTAATACTTCTAACAAATCACAAGACGAATCTGTAAAAACTCAGGACACATCTACTGTGGATACAGCAAAATCTGATGCTTCTACTAAAATAGAAGTACTAGGGGATAGAATTGCTGAACTTCTAAAGACCTTAGAAGAAACAGGTAAAAAGAATGACGACAACGTTGTTATTCGTGAAGACTATTCCTTAGACGAGAAAGTAAAAGAGCTAGAACAGCAGGTAAAGAAAAATGCTGAAAGAGCTCAGGCTTATCAGAATGATAAACTAGCTTACGAATCTCAGACTGCAAAATCTCAGTATTCTAATATTCAGTTAGCTAACTTATATTTATATGCAAAAGCTAAAGAATTACCTGACACTGAAAAATTATTTGATACTAAACATACTAGTAAATTAAAAGCAGTTACTACTGTAGATGCATTCTTAAGTAACTTCTCAACTACTATCTTTGAAGAAATGGAACAACAGTTAATTATTGCTCCTATGCTTGAAAGATTTGAAGTAGACGCAAGAACTTTCAGAGTTCCTGTTGCTGACGAAGATACTGATGGAGACGTAGCACAGTTTGCTAGCGGAACTTTCGCTACTGGTGCTTACGATACTACCAGAGTACCTGTAAGTAATCAGCACTCATTTGGAGCAGTAGAATTTACTCCTCACAAATTCATGGCTGCTACCCATCTATCTAAAGACGAACAAGAAGATACTATTATGCCTCTAATGGA